CTTTTGTAAATTGCGTGACCGTACTTCCGTTGTCGTGTGAAGCAGCAGTTGTAGAACCTGCTCCTCTAGTACAACCTGTTAGTGTATTTGTACTAATACCTGTATAAGATATTTGTTCATTACCTACATGTATTGTACCAGTACTATCAAAACTTGATGCACTAGTTAAATCTATTTCTGTTTCAGATGAGTCTATTGCTTCAGCAGCAGTAGTAGAATTAATTTCGTCTTCTTGTGTTATGTAATTATTTATATAGTCGTTGTAGTTTAAAACACCTAGTCTACCACCGCTTGTTCCTAAATCACTATCTTTGACTAAACGCACAGTGTTGTAATCTACTGTTTTAGTGCTAGTAGGTAAACTGTATCTAACTACACCTGCTGTTAGTGTTTGTGTTTTTGTAGCATGATTAAAAGGGTAATTAAACTCACGTTGATTTATATAACGAACAGTTTCATTAACTGCATTTTGAGCTTGTATTTGTATACCTCTAGCAGAAGAAAAGTTAGAAGATGATAATTGAACTTCGTTTAATCTAGCTATAACACTATTAGTTAATGATAGGTATGTTCCTGACATATCTCTTCCTTATACTAAGATAATTTAGTCATCTCTAGTATGATCCAATACGTTTCTGTATTAGCGTGACCTACAGTTGTAAATTGTATATCGCCTGTCTTGCCACTACCTGAATTATTTCTTAATCCACCAAAACTAGAAAAATCCCAATGTTCAGGACCACCATCGCCTAAGTATATTGCTTGTACATCAGATGAAGCATCCCACAAGACGTTTACAGCTAGACCACTAGTTCTAACCCATATTTTATCTATAGTTACTTCAGTACAAGTAGAAGCCGTAGTGCCATCTATAGGAAGACCTGCTGTAAAAGTACTTACATCTACTTTTGTAACAGCACTTTCGCCTGTTCCATCACTGGTATTAGTAAATTTCATAACAAGTTTATGAGGTGTATCTACTATTGTTTGACTTGTAACTGCATCTGCCATATTAAATCCTTATTGTGTTAAAAGGAAGGGCAACTTAATGCCCT